AAAATGAGTCATGAATCATGAAAAAGTCTTCCGCCGTACCCTCGTCGATCATGCGACATACAACTTTATGAACGTGGGCGCTGTCGCAGCCATGGATGAAGTTGGGCGCGATGGCATTTGTCGCCTTTTTGACGTCCGCTGCATCCAACTCCTGACTAAGACTAACTTTAGTTCTTTTTCGCTGCTTAATCGCACGATCATACAAAAAGATCTTGATCTCTCGACGTCTGGTCTTTCGGTAGTCTTGTACGATTGGAAAGCCAGAAGGAGAAGTCCATTTGACTGCCTTGTTCTCGCGCGCCAAGACCTCCGTGATGCCTTGGAGATACTCCATAGCGCCAGAGACTTTCGGTAAGGTCTTCTGGATCGCCCGGTAGCTGACGTTAGCAATGAACCTAGCCGCCTCAAACTGTCCTTGCTCTGTCGGCGCTATTGGGTGCTTATCGATCAGTTTGTAAGCGACCTTGCGCTGTAAAGGCTTCATCAGATCCTCGACAAACTGTGCCGCCATGCCCACTGGTTTGCTTGAGTAGCCAAAGGTCATTGTTGCTCTTTTCAAAACGGATCTTGTGATGCCGTAGTCGAGCCAGACGCGACTTAGTTTGCCGACTGTCGAACTGTCTTTACGTTTAGCGTTAAACTTCACTTTGCTCGACCGCTGCTCCTGAAGGATCTTTGTGACACTCTCTGCATTACTGGCGTAAATGTCTGCCACGGTCTTTGACGGTACAAGGTTGACCAATGCTCCTTCACGCTGACTGCGGTTTAGACATGAGTAGTGCTGAACGCCACTATTAGTGCCATCCATGGCGATGGGCACATAGCAAACAAAGTCTTCACCTTCCTCAACCCATCGAGCATACTCTAAGGCTGCGGCAACGAATTGAAACGGCTTGTCTGCTTCACTCCAAAAGTCATAAGATTGCTTAAAGTCCCTTGCTATTGAAAGAATGTTGTCGTGATTGTCTTGGACCCACTCAACACGCGCGTCCAAAGGTGCCTTACTGATCTTGTCGAAGTCTCCGACATTTGCCAGATGGATCATCAGCCAGTACGCATTGTTTCCCTCAACTCTGTAGCCTCGAAAGTAGGTAAACATGGACTTAATGTGATCGTCGCGGAAATAGTTAAACGATGGAATGCTGTATATACGCCCTCGAAAATCAAGGTTCATCGGTAAAAAGAACTTATCGTGTACAGCCAGTTCATGCGCTGTCTGAAGATCTTGCCTCATGACCTCCGCTGCGCCCTTAACCTGCGTGACTAACTTTTGATGCCGCCTGATGTCGGCTTTGATTTCCGCAATGACTTGCGGCTCCAAGTCTTGCCAGTTCTCCGGCATTCTTGGGCGCTCCGGTAGATCTTGAGTCGGAAACTTGCCCAGTTGTTTTCGCTCGTCCCAACACCATTGGACAACCTCCAGAATGGCGTCATTGATTGCGAGTGGAGTGGCTTGAATAGCGTTGACTGCTCGGACGTAATCTGGAGTGCCTTTCGTAAACTGATGTCGTATTGTGTTCTCTTGATCTATGGTTGACGACCTCACCAACTTCACACAACTAGACAAAAAGTCGTCATGGTAGGCACCAGTGTCAAAGTCCGCCCATGGGTTTGGCTCTGACAGCATCGGTTTAAATATTGGCGCCATCCAACTCAGGTATTTCTCTGACTTCTCCAGTTGCTTCTCGGCTGCTTCCGTAAACTTCAACCGAAGCATTGTGTTGTTTTTACCTTCGATCTCAAGTGACTTGTCGAACACATGCGAACACTCAAGCACGATTGAGAGGACTGGGGCTGCAAGTTTGGTCCGTCGTTCTTTGATTGACTGTCGCTCTGCTCTAGTCTTTGCGGTGCCAAAGTTCATCGATCGGAAGCCATTTTTCTCCGCGATTATACGTAAAGCCTTTAGTCTGTACTTGGGGCTAGAGTGTGCCGTTGTCACCTGATTGATTATTCTTTTGTTGGTGTTGCGTGGCTTTGGGCGCTCCAATCCTGCTTTGGCTGCAACGTCTATGGCTGTCTGATGTTCCTGTTTGTCGTGCCAAAGCAACTCGTTCTTGAGTAACTCTTTCTCGATCAGTTCGCCGATTGTCTGGGTTATTTGAGTGACTGTAGACACCTTCAACACCCCATTAAACGAACACATTAGACCGATGTAAGCCAAGATATCTTCTTCGACTGTTGATAACTCTTCGACCCAAGTTGGTATCCGTCCTTTAGACTTCCTGCCTTCTTTGAGTGCCTTTTGTATGCCTTCAGTGACTTTAGGCATTGCTTGTTTTAGGTGGTTGAAGTGGGAGGGGCTATCTGTGACATCTTCAGAGCCCTCGTGCTTGTCTTTGTATCTTTCGTTTCCTTGGTCTCTCATGGATGTTTCGTAGGCGGCATTAGTGTCTTTAGTAGTCATGCGTCTGCTTTCCCTTTGTCTTTCTAATAGGGGGACAAAAGGTGCGCCCTAAGTGAGACGCACCTCTTTTAGTTTCTGTATGTTTGGAATCAAGTATCGCTTTGAGACTCGCTCTGTGTAAGCACTAATTTACAGAGAGTCGATAGAGACTAACTAGACACCTCCAGACATTTGTGCCGCGATTGCTTGCAGTGCGCTTGGCTTGGCCTTGATGTACTTGCGCGTCGTTTTCTCTGACCTGTGGCCCAACATAAGACCAATGACAGCCGAGTTGGCTTTAATGTCATTAGCCATCTTGGTTGCTGCCGTATGCCTTAGAGTGTGGAAGACGTATCGATCGTCGTTGCGTAGCAGATCGCGCCGCATACGTCCCCACGCTCGATAGAATCGCGTGTGCTCGAAGTATCGCGCCGGTAGGAAGTCTAGTGCTGCCAAGGCGTCGTGCGCTCTCTTGTTTAGCGGCACGTACCGCTCGTCTCCGTTCTTGGTGTCCTCAAGGTGCACCCAGTTCGCGCCGCTGTCATCTTGCTCGAGGCTGTCCCGAGTCAGTCCGGTGATTTCACCAAGTCGCATTCCGGTCTGGTGTCCCAGTACAATGAAGTGCTCCATGTATGCGTCATCCGTGCCTCTGTGGTAAGCCTCCATTTGCTCCAGTTGTACTTCCGTAAAGAAGAGTGGCCGTGCGTTGGTCTTGGTTGCCCTCCAAGTAAACTTCGGTGCGTGGGTGATATGCTCCTCGTTGACTGCGTGACCAAAGACGCGAGTCAACATGGCTGCATAATGGTTAACCGTGTTGTCTGACAGCCCCTCGCGTGTAAGGCTGTCAAAGAAGTCGTGTATGTTGTGAGGCTTGAAGTCTCCAAGATCCCGAGTGCCGTAGTCGCGGAAGTTGGCGAACTTCTCCGCCTTCCTTACAGACTTCTTGCGGTGATCATCTGTACCGCTCCAAAGTCTGTGCTGCTCGAACATAACGAAAGTTAAAAAGTCATATGAGTTGCTCATGATGTCACCTCTACTTTGCCAGTTGAAAAGTCCTCTTTGTTGACTAACTGCCCACAGCCGTTGCAAGTGATCGCACACCATGCAAAATGATATACTCTGGTTGCCTTGTCGCAATGTGGACATACGATGGGCCGTCCATCTTTCGGCGCTCTGGTGTGTTTATCTACTGGCTTCATGATCTCTTCTCCTTCTCGTCTCGCTTTTGCTCCTGATACTCGAGCCATTTTTGAAGACGTTTAAGAACTCGCGCCTCCTGTCCAGTGGTCTCCATAAAGTCGGCGTTGAAGACGTCTTCCGCCTCCATAGCCATTCCTTTTTCCTCTAAGTTATATTTCATTGATTCAGCGATTATGTGTATCTCAATTTCGCTTAGTTCTATTTTTCCAAAGTCGCTCATGATCTCTTCTCCTGTTCTGCGACTGCTTTAGCGACGCTGTGTCCCTTTAGTAGTCTGTGAATTAACTTGCCGCCTTTTTTGCTTATAGGTTTGCGCGAAGACTTAATGGCTTTTTCAACTGCATCTTTGTTGTAGGTGCTCATGATCTTTCCTCCTGATCTGCGACGGCTGCCGCTGCTATCTTTGCCATGTGGCGTATCTGTTGTTCTGCGTCGATGATCGACTGTGCCTCTGCGCTTGGGTTTTGTAGGACCATCAAGCAGATCTCCGCGACCGTCTCCCACGACGGACACAGATTGACTGTTGTAACTGGCTCAAAGCCTTTCAGTTGGATGCGGCTCATGATTTACCTCTAACTATCTGGCGTTGAATGGTCAGGCCCTTGATGAGCATTTCTTTTGCCGTCTTGGTGTCGCCTCGTGAGAGGTTATCTAACGCCCACGCAACCCAACTCTCGGCATAGTCTGACAGCAACTCGGGGACTGGTGCTGCTTCTGGATCCTTACGCGTTCCAGTAGACCCCCGTTCCTCCTGCTGCTGCTTGCCGACTGTGTGACTGTTCAGAAACTCAAGCAACTCCTGCTTGGCTACTGGAACATCCACTTCTTTCCAAACTCTAGGCGCATTGCGTCGTGCGTCTGCTTGAGTGCCGAACCACTGGCCCTGTTCGTCTGTGTAAAGTCTCATGATGTCTCTCCCAGTTCGTCACACTCACCAGAGCAAGACAGCGCATGAGCGATGCACGCTGAATACTCTGTCAGTGCTTCGTTGACGTCCGTTGTACTTTCGACCTGCAATCCATAGCGGACAGCGTAGCCATTAAAAGTCTTGAACAACTCAACGCTCTCCGCGTCTGTCACGTCGTTCTTTGCGATTAGTTTAAGCATTAGTTTTTTCCTTCAAGGCTTTAGCAAGTTGTTTGGCTAATTGGTGGCTTTGGTACGCAGCGCAAAAGTCAATCAATTCATCTAACTTTTTCTGTGTAGAAGGACGAAGGATGCCTTCTCTATAACCTTTAGTCGTCAATAAACTTATTAAGGTCTGTTCAGCCTCTCGGATACCTTTGAATTTACTCATTAGTTAACTCCCATTAATGCAGCGCCGATCCACAGACTGACGTAAAATGTACCGAAGATTGAAAGGACGCCGACGACGTCCCCCAAGATTGCGAGTGCTTCACGAAGGCTCATGACGTCACCTCCTTCCCACAAACGACAGTTGCATCGTCGCTCTGCATTGTGGGGCTCCACTGCTCCAACAATCCTTTGCAATCCTCAAAGGTCAGCCCATGATCGATCACAAATGATAGGTCATAAACCGTAAGAATAAGGCTAAACAATTCCATTAGATTAACTCCTTTTCCATGCCGAGGATGATGTTCGCCATGAATGACCAGTAACCATCGAGGACCTTATCTTGGAGTTTTTCGCTTGGGTTAGAGTCGATTGAGCCAAACTCAATAGCCATGTCGATAATGTCGCCATTGTAAAAAGCGACTGGAAGAGCCAGACCAGACAACCAGTCTGCTATCGCTTTCTGTTTGCCAACTTGAGCAACTCTCCATCCGTTCTCTGAGTTGAACCGCTCGAACAGACGCTTGATCTTAGCCTCTCTGGTGGGCAGTTCGTTTCCGTCGTGATCTGTTACGGTGTCGAGGATGTATGCCTGATAGCGTGGCTTGTAGACTGTGTGATGTACCTTGCCGCTCATGACTGCACCTCCAGTGCTTTCTTTTCGACTGCTTCAATGGCTTCTACAACCTTAACCTCCGGAGATAACTTCAAGTTTCCGTTCAAGGTGTCCAGAACAGCCGTAAGGACCTTTGCTGATCCGTCATATGCGATGATGATATGGTGCTTTTCGCGCCATACGTCGCCATAGTATTCGTGAGTATAGCCTTTGAAGCCTTCCTCCCAAACATCAACGACTTCTGAACGTGAGTAAGACCCATAGACGTCAACCCACTCGTCACCTTCTACGCCATAGTTCAAGATTAATGTGTAGTATTTAGTTTCTTTAGACATATGTTCTCTCCTTGTCTGTTTAGACGAGGATGTCGGAACTTTATGTCTGCTTTAGAAGTGGTGGGCGACCCTGGAATCGAACCAGGCGTGCGTCTCCGCGAGGGAGTTACAGTCCCCTCGCATCTAAAGTCAAACAAGGCCCCAACGCCTCGTTGACCTCTTAATGAATCAACGGACATCCCCTGTCAACCCCTTGGCAGGCAATTAGTGACTGAAAGAGACAATAGAACACCTTATGTCCCCCTATAGAAGGGAAGAAAGCGGAAGTACCAACGACCTCTGCTCTATAGTCGCCTATAGATTACATCCTCCACGACCACACAAAGAACACAAACAAAAGAACTTGAGTAACCTTAGTCTATATAGACTGAGGTACTTGAGGCGCGAGAGTCGATCCCATGATCCGAGGCCCAACCCTCGACCGTTAGGTGATCCTCTCGCAACTAATAACACAGACAAAAGATCGGGAGTTACTAAAGATGCTAAAGAAACTGAAAGAGATTATGTGTCGCCTCATCGAAGGCCTAAGAAAGATCGTGGGTAGACTTGTCGCTGCTTGTGTTGCCGTCTGGATCTGGTGTTGGTCTTGGCTCTCGAAGTCGGGCTGATTGTTCTATTGTTTGGCTGTGTCGTGTGGCACTGGCTGCGCTTTGTGTTCTATGAGCAGCGAGAGGGCGAGAGACGTAGGCACGAGAGGCGACGAGAGAGGCTGAGGCATCGTGGGCCACCTTGGAGTGATCCGAGGGTCTGATGAGGCTGTGAGTGACTGTGAGTGGCTTTGGTCCCTATCTGTATCAAAAAGAAAAAGCCTTCAGCCAGATAAGTTTCTCTAATGGCGCTAATGTCTAGCGATGCAACCATTGCATCCCCCCAGTATCGTCGGGGATATTCTGTCCCCTGTCAAAGAACACCAGTAAAAACAGAGGCTTAGTGGATCGACCTATAAAAAATTAGGTTCCCTAGCCAAAATCAACCCCCACGCACCAACGAAAAAGATCAATTTCAAAAAGTAGACTAAAGGTCGGCGTTGTTGTTGT